TGGATGTTGTTCATCAACAGAGTTTCCCCTTTGATTGCAAATCTAATCACTGCCATGTGCTCTCCAAAAAATACGTGTACCCTTAATGGACTATTCCAAGAATGAGTGAACCTTTGCAAGTGCAAATTGGCGTCAAATGGTGGATCTCCTCAGCCGGGCAAGGCTCCCACTCGCCAGGGGGCGGGCTGTCAAAGGTCTGACAGGCCAGGATTGTCTTGGTTCCATCAATGATCGGGGTGTGGGCCTTAAAGCTTTTCAGTTCCATCCTCGGCCTCCTGCTGTTTCATCCGTTCGTGGGTGACTTTCGCGCCTTCCAGGCCGCGCTTGTGGCCCAGGTTAATAAGGTAGCTGGCTTCGCCGGTTGGATAGATACGCCGGATCGCCTTATCCATCCGCTGACAGATATCCGTCCAGTCGGCCCGGGCCTTGGGGTCGGCCAAAATCAGGCGGTAGGCATTGGCCAGGGCCGCTGAATAGGCCATGGCGTTGAGCATCCAAAAGGCTTCTGCCTGACTCAAGAGGTCAGGCAGATCCTCCACATCAAAAGCGAGCGCCTGTTCGTTTTCCGTCACGGCGTTTCCTCAGGGTCTCGATGATTTCATCAATTTCATTCCAGAATTTTTGGACTTCGGCTTCAATGGCATCGATGCGGGCCTGGTCGCGGGGGAAGCGCATGACGAAAAGCTGGAGTTCTTCGGGCAAGCGCGGATCAAAGGTAGCAAAGTCAACCCAAGCGCGGCCCGTGCAGGCCATCTGCCAGAGCATTTGGAGCTGGTAATGTCCTGGGATGGCCCCCTTTTCCATGTATTCAAGATGCGTCGGAGTCTTGGGGCATTTGATTTCCAGCAGGCCATCCAGGCCCACCAGGCCATCCGGGGAGGCTGCGCATCGGGGGATTGAAGGATGGGCGACCAGGCCAACATTTTCGACCAGGCCACCTGTCTGGATTTCATAGGCCGCACGGGCGAAGGGCTCTTGCTCAACGCCCCACGCCATCGCCTGGCTGAAGAATCGATCCTCCTGGCTTTGGCCTGTCATAACTTCGGCCACCAACTGCCATTTGTAATTCAGACGGGTTTGGGCTTCGCCGCCTTTCCCTTTGGCCATCACGTCCGCAATGCGGGAGGCGGTCACGCGGCCCACGCGGGCGGCCAACCATTCGGGGCTGCCCTGTTCGAGGTCTTTCATAAGGTCGATCATCAGCCCCTCGTCAATTCGCGCTGGCGTTGGTTTTTGGCTTCAATAATCGCGGTTCGGTCATCCTGGTTCCGGCTGCTCTGGTAGGCGGAATTGAACGCCTGGCTGAGGGCGGGCATATCTGCGGCCTTTTGGATCTGGGTGATGTAGCGGCCTAGCTGGTCGGTGGTGAGTTCACTCACAGCCTCAGTTTTGGGCGTGGCGTCGGTGTCTTCGCTGGTGCTCATGCCCGTGGCTGCCAAGAGGGTATATCTCTGGAGGTAGGTCACAGAGCTACCGGCTTGCTGCAAGGCGTTCTTTTGGCCGGATTCATCCAGCGGCCCGCTCATGGTGACAGTCTCCGAATGCCCAAGGGCATGCTGCAGAATGCACGTTACGGAAATGCGCTTTTCTTCCTGGTGGATCGTCCATCGGAATGAAAGCCCATGCTTGGAAAGTTCCATGCCAAGCACTTCTGCGACATGATCCAGGGTTGCATGCTTGTAGCACGTCACGCCCTTGGAGGTCTGATAAGAGACAGTTCGGTTTTTCTCCAGTCGTGGCGGGTTGGACTTGAAGGCCGTGAGGGCCTGGACAAAGGCGCGCCGGGCTTCGTTGGCTTCCCATCGCTCTTGAAGATCCATAAGCTTGCTGAGCTTATCCAGGTCTGCGCCCTGCTGCACGGCCATGGACAAGAGCATCATGGGCGTGGGGGTCTCGAAGGGGATGACGTTGGGGACTGTGGCCGGCGTTTCGCGCTTGGTGCGCTTGCTGACCAGTTCAAGGGCGGGTTCCATGGATCACCTCGGGGGCTATACGGGGAAAAGGGGCTGGGCGCCCGAATGTTCAAGCGCCCAATTTTCGAAAGCGTTCAGCGCGGCCTCGTCTTCGACCGTCCAAATTTCGTCCCGGTGGAATTCGATGTGGGTGTCTCCGCGCTCCTGGGCCTGCACGGCTAAGGATTTGAAAACTCTCAGGCGTTTGGCCAGGCGCTCGGCAATGCGGGCGCTGGCGGTGGTGTGAGGGGCCATGTCCGTCTCCGTGGGGGGGTGAGGTGATGGTCGTGGATGTGACGCATGCAGCCCACACATAGGGCCTCATCGCGTTCCATTTCGAGGGTGAGGGGGGCATTGCAGCGTTGGCAGGTTGAGGCTTTTGGTTTCATGTTTCCCTCCCGAAACAAGACGCCGCGCAATGCAGCGATAGGTTTTGAGTTCATCCGTGTGGATGCCTTGACCGCGACAGTCACGACATTCCCGGATCACCTCAGCAGCCCAGGGTGGCCCGATGCTCACATCCACCTGGCCTGTGCCCTCGCAGGTTTTGCAGAGGGTGGCGCCGTGCCGCAATAACGCGGCTGGGTGGTCATAGTGCATGGGTTCCCTTGGTCTTGCTGAGCAGGGCGGGTTTGAAGGAAAGGGATGGTTCAGATCCACGGTCTCACGCTTCAAGGCCCTGCTGAGAAAAACCAAGCTGTCAAAGATCCATTCTTCCACGCCCGCAATGAGGAGGAAAGATGTATTCCAATTATGGAAAGAAAAATTCCTATTGCAACGGATATTTTTTGCCTATGCGATTTTCATATTTCAACATTTAATTCACGTTACAAAAAGCAGCAAAGAATTTTTTTTTCTTGTTTTTTTTCTGTAAAGAGTGTGACAGGATGGTTTCAACCTTCAAGGCAAAACATCATGCAATCAAAAGAAATCCAGGCATTCATTGACTGCGCATGGGAAGAGAAAGGCGTGTTTGTCCACATCGATCCAGACTTGCCCACTTGCATCCTGACAAGCAAAGGCGCGCTGGGACAGATGCCCAGCGCGCCCAAAACAATCCTGGCTCATGACCTTGGAGAGGCTAGAGCCTGCCTGTCCGTGCTTTTTCCTGGATAAGGCGTCCTGTCTCAGCGGCTTCCCGGATAGCCCTCAAAAAGATCGAGGCGATCAAGTCCTGCTGCTCAGGCGGGATGGGCGTCAGTTCTGACGCCAAGGCCTTCAGAACATCCACCTTGGTCTTTTCCAGGTTCTGCCATTCGATCTCAGAGAATCCGGGCGGGATGGCCGGATCTTCCAGCAGCAGGCGATAATCCTTTCCTACCAGATCCCCCAAGGCTTTCAGCGCATTGACGCCGGGGCGGTAGCCTGAAGGGATCAGTGTCTTTTCCATGCTGGGAACGCCCAAGCCAATCAAAGGGCCGACCTGGCGGCCCCGATCCAGGCCAAGTTTTTGTCTTACCTCTTCCACCCATTGAAGATAAAGACCATGTTTTGTCCATGGATTGAGGGTGGTTTCACGCATGTCTGACTCCTTTTTTGCGAATTTAATTTTCTTTTGCAGGAAAAAAAGCTTCCATAGAAAAAGAATTTTTGTTTACCATATGGCATGCTCACACTGACCAAGACACAAAAAGCCCTTTTGCGGGAACTGGCTCGGAATGGCTTGATTCCCTATACGGAAAAAAGCGCGTCAAAGCTTGCACTCACGGGGAAATGGGGGTGCAAAGGCGCCATGGCGATCCATTCAGCCAGCGAAGGAAAAATTCCCTGCTGGATGCTGAGGCCGGATATTTGGAAGGCTCCCAAAAAAGAAAGCCTAGGTGAATAATTATGGAAAGAAATGTTCTTTTGCAAGGGTCAACTTTTGCCGTGTCCATCAGCATCCAGTATTTGCCCAGCATCGACCGGGCCATCCATTCGATTCAGGACGCTGACGCTTGTCTCCTGGGTGCGCGGGCGCACGAGGGCTCAAGTGCGGCCATGGGCTATCACCGTGAGGCGGCGGGCTGCCTTTACCGTTTCCGCTCAGGCCAAAAATGAACGCCGAGATCCAGGACATCAAGGCCCGTATTGCGGCCCATAAGGCCACACGCCCAGACGTGCTCAAAGCCCTGCACCCAGACGCGCCCAAAGCCTTGCGCTCGGCCTACCGGGAATGGTCAAAAAGCCATGAACTCCTACAAAACGAACTGGCGCGGGCGGAATGGCGCGAACGAAGCCACTGGCGAGGTCAGGGCGGCGAGATCATTCAGCCCTTGGGATGGCAAAGCACGGGTGAACTGCTGAGCCCCAAGCAAGGGCTTGAACCCAACACAGAAATATCGGCCAATGGTCGGCGGCTCATGGGTATTTTGGAGCAGCTTGCCCGGCTTCATGAGGTGCTGCGGGAACTCCAGGAACATGACAAGGAAAGTCCCGAATGGCGGGCCATCCGGGATCAGGCCGTCAGGATCCGCATGGGCGTGGTCAGGGGAATCACACAGGAAGAGCTGCTTCTGGAAATTCCGGATGTGCCCTTACCACCAAAAAAGAAGAGGGTGTGAGATGGCCAGGATAAGAAGCATCAAACCTGAATTTTGGAGCCATCCCGTCATCGGAAAGCTTGACGATGCAAGTAAATGCTTGGCGTTGGCGCTGCTTTGTCTTGGGGACGATGAGGGGTATTTCTACGCTGACCCGGCACTGGTTCGGAATTTTGCGCGACCTTTCGACGATGATTCGTCGAGCACTCGTCGAGCCCTCGACACCCTGTCGATTTCAGGGTGGATTGAACTCGCCGAACATCCCACCCATGGCCTGATTGGGAGAATCATCAATTTTGAGCGTCATCAAGTCATTGATCGAAAAAGACCCAGCAAAATCAAGGGATATTTTGACTCGACGAGTCCTCGACGAGTCCTCGACGAGTCCTCGTGCCAGGAACAGGGAACAGGGAACAGGGAACAGGGAGTACAACATCAACTACATCCCTTTTTCGCGGAGGCTCCCAGGGCTACCGCCCCGGACCCCGTTTCGCCTGGCAAGCAGGCGGTGGATGCGGACGTGGTAGAACCCAGGGAAGAACCACAGCCAAAGGCGAAGCCCAAACGCAAACGGAACCCCAAGCTCGAGATTGCGATCCTGAATTTCAGCGAGGCCCAGCAAGCGGCCTGGGATCGCGTACAAGCCGCCTATCCGGCCAAAGGCTGGAACTACTCCACCCGAAGCGCGCAACCCCGCAAAACGAATCTGGCGCTTGCTGCTGAGCGGTTCAAAACCATCTGCGAAGAAGCTCCCATCCAAACGGCTGACGGGCCGCTCTCGCCCGATGACCTGGCTAACGCAACCCTGGCATGGATTGCCCAGCGCCAAAAGGAAGCCGGCCAAGGGGGCATCCCCAACGTGCCCTGCATCGAGAACTTTTTCAGCTCTGATGCGGTTTCAAAAAAGCACTGGCAGACAGCCCTGATTGAGTTTTTCGGGATCTCGCCATGATGAGCGCCCAGGAGCACAACGACGAACGCGCTGCCCAATACGCCCAGCCCGACCCCAAGCGCCGGGAAATCAAAGGGCGAACCTGGTCGCGAACCCTGCCCATCCGCTGCCCGATCTGCAGAAACGTCTTTTTCGCCTGGGAGCTGGCCGGGAAAGACCACTGGGAAAACCCCATGGTTGCCCCTGCTGGCCCAGATCACCGGGAGGTTTGCGGCCATCCCCTGTGCCGAGAGGCCGAACAAAAGCGCGTGCTCCAGCTCCAACCCGGCTACCAGGCCGCCCGATCCAGGGGCCATGCCGAACCTCAAGACAAACCCAAACCCTCAGGACTTGCGAGGCTGAAATGAAAACCTACCGCAACAAAGCCCTGCTTCAGGTCGCCAAGGAAGCCCCGTGCTGCATGATCTGCCACGCCCCCAATGTGGGCCAGGTGGTGGCTTGCCACAGCAACGCCATCAGACACGGCAAGGGCACGGGCCACAAAGCCCATGACCTTCCGGCCTACCTCTGCGACCGCTGCCACGCCGAGATTGACGGTCGTGCCGGGGACTGGACGCGCGCCGAAAAGGATCTTCGGTTTTTCGAGGCGGTGTATGAGTCCGTCTTGTGGCTGCTGAGCACGGAACGGCTGAGGATCTGCTAAATGCACAGAATCTTTATCCTCAGAGAAGAAAAAAACGCCAAAGCCCTTTACGCGTTCTTGAAGGCCAACTGGAGACGTTTGGCGGATGAAGGGCATCCCATGGTGCTTGAAGTGCGAAAGAGGGGCGTACAGCGCAGTTCTGCGCAAAACAGACGGTATTGGAAAACGATTCACGAGATCGCAGACAAGGCTTGGGTGGATGGGCGGCAGTTCAGCCCGGAAATTTGGCACGAAGCAGCCAAGCGGGAATTCCTCCCGCTGGTGGATCTGCCCCTGGGGGGCACGGTGACAACCTCCACCACGGCGCTGAAGGACACAGAATTTACGGAATACATGCAAAAGGTAGACGCCTGGGCGACTGGAACGCTCGGCGTGATTTTTGAGGAAGAAGGGTGGTAAATGGCTAGGCCATCAAAGCTTACAGAAAAGCAATGGGCAGAGATCGGGAGGCGCTTAACCAAGGGCGAAAAAGTGCGAAGTCTGGCCAAGGAGTTTGGTGTTTCTCACACCATCATTTCCGACCGGTTTTCCGACCGGTTGGAAACTATTAAAACACTGGCAAAAAAGGTAGTTAGAGCACAGCAGGAAATGGACGAAACTGAAAAAGCAATAAAAAGCCTTCCCGTTTCCGACCAATGGTCGGTAATGAGCCTAGCTGATGATTTGAAAGCCATTGCATCCAACATGGCTGCGGGTTCGCGCATTGCCTCAGAAAACTACCAGATCCTCCAGGCCAAGCAACGCAAGGCCCTTGATGACCTGTCAGACGACCCGACCCAGGAAGAATTGCGCGTCGTGAAGGACCTATCAGACATTTGCAACCTGACTGCCAAAGTGCCCGTGGCCCTCCTGACGGTCAAGCAGCAAGCCCAAGGCCAGGCCGAACCCAGAGCTGTCAAGGTCATCACGGGGGTGGATCGTGGATAATGACCTCACGATTGATCTGGGTTATCACCCTCGGCCCTGGCAGCGCCTTGTGCATCAAAGCCGAAAGCGTTTTTCGGTGCTGGCCCTCCATCGTCGGGCCGGAAAAACGGAATGCGCGATCATGGAACTTTTGGATGCCGCGCTTCGCTGTGAATTGCCCTTGGGGCATTACGTCTATCTGGCGCCCTACCTCAAGCAGGCCAAGGCGGTGGCGTGGTCGCGGCTAAAGTTCTACGCCAGGCAGATTCCAGGTTTTGAGGTTTCTGAGTCCGAGCTTTGGGTGAGGTTCGAGAGCAATGGCGCCCGAATTCAGATTGTGGGCGGTGATAACCCGGATGGGCTGCGCGGTCTGCGGCTCGATGGGTGCGTTCTTGACGAAGTGGCAAACATAAGGCCCGAAGTGTGGAATGAAATCATCCAGCCGGCCTTGTCAGATCGTAAAGGTTGGGCGCTTTTCATTGGCACGCCTCACGGGATCAATCTGTTTTCTGAAATCTTCTTCCGGGCTATGACCTTGCCCGATTGGTATGCCGCTGTATTTGGTGTTTACGATACAGACGCCCTCGATCCAGAAGAAGTCCAGCGCCTCAAGCGGGATATGCCCGAAAATGAATTTAGGCGTGAAATGCTGTGCGACTTTTCGGCGGCTGCTGAGGATCAGCTTATTTCCATTTCCCTGGCGGAAGAAGCCGCACAGCGCAAACTACGGCCAGACCAATACCACTACGCGGCCCGCATCATTGGCGTGGACGTGGCGCGTTTTGGCGATGACCGATCAGTCATCGTCAAGCGCCAGGGGCTTGCCTGCCATGAGCCCCTTGTGTTTCAAGGCTTGGACAACATGGCTTTTGCCTCCCGCGTGGCCCAGGAGATCAGCGATTGGGGGCCGGATGGCGTGTTTATCGATATCGGCAACGGTTCGGGTGTGGTGGATCGCCTGCGGCAGCTCGGTTTTTCGGTTACAGAGGTAAATTTCGGAGGCAAGGCCAGTCAAGGCCAATACGTCAATAAGCGAACGGAAATGTATTGGCTGCTCAAAGAATGGCTCGAAAGCGGGGGCATGATCCCCAATAGCCAGGAATTGAAGCAGGATCTTGCTTCGCCTAGCTATCACTTCAACGCCTCGAACCAGGTGGTGCTGGAATCAAAAGACCAGCTCAAAAAGCGGCTGCTGCGTTCCCCGGATCTTTCCGACGCGCTGTGTCTGACCTTTGCAAGTCCCGTGGCGCCACGGGTGCAGGATCGCCGCCAGCGCGGCACGGGCAAAGCTGAAACCGAATATGATCCTTTTGGACGTGATTGATGGCGCCACGCTGGATCTCCACGGGTGAGGCCGCACAAATGTTGGGCTATTCACGGACCCAATTCTGGCGGAAATTCAGGGACAAAATACCCCATATCCGTATTGGTTCCGGCAATTACAGATGGAGCCAGGGGGCCATTGAGGCGCTGATTCGGCGAAGTGAGGGCGTGATCAATGGCATTTAGGGAAAGGTCACGCTTGCAAAAGATCGGCCATCTTGGGATGATCTCTGAATCAAACAACAAAAGCCCTGCACGAATGCAAGGCCCATTGTTCGGAGTCATCCCGCCGTCCCCACGGCCTAAGACCCAGCAACAACCTTTATGCACACGCCAGATCGTAGGGCATAACTCCTGGCCCTCAGATTATCGAACTGCTTCATGAATTGCAATTCGACACTTGGCGCTTTCCCCGAGATTGTCGAAATTGTCACATTCAACCCAAACCCAAAAAACTCGAACCGCGTCGAAAGCATCCAAGGCCCTTGCCAAATGGGCGGAACTGCAAGCGACCCGATTGAAGCCCCTGATCATGATCCCTCACCGGCTGGCCAAGCTGGTGGGGTGTCACCCTAACACCATCTACCGGGCTCTCGATGCCTGGGTGGCCCAGGGCGATGTGGTCATTCACACGCCTGGGAATCGATCCAAGAGGAAAGCCATAGAGCTAAGACTGACGGGGCTTTGGCGCAAAATGTTGGACGTAGAAAAGAATATAAAGAAATTAAGTACAACAAAACCCCGACCCTTGAGTGGTTTATGGGATTCCACGATAAATTCCAAGCCTAAAGTGAGTGACAATATTCACACGAACCCACAAGAGGCCTTGATCCAGCAGCACATGGAGGCTTTTGGATGCAGCAAATGGGGGATCCTGAAGGCGTTGAAAACCCTGCGGATTCAAGAGCGCATGGGTAAGGCATTGAAAGACTTACGCTCAGTCCTGGGATATCTGGACAAAAAGCCGGATTGGCTGGATCCCAAAAAATTGCCAGGATTGATTTACGCGGTGGTGACTGATCCCGGGCGGGCACGGGCCTTGCGTCGGCAGCAGGCATGGACGATCTTGAGGGAGCGGCGAATAATGCGGAAAAACATGTTCCCGAATTTGATTTCGGGAACATCAAGGAAACAAACGGATGAAAGGGGTTAGGACATGCGAAACCTGATTTTGAAGAATATGGATTGGATCGTCTTGAAACCTGATGATCAATGTGCCGGGATTCTGCATTGCCAGCGGTGCGGAGGCGAAATGCAGATGAAAGGGATCCAAGGGCACGGGATTCCAGTGGAGGCGATGATATGTTTAAGTCGCGGATTTCAGGAAGTTCATCGGAACTGCAAAGCCTAACGCCTGTACGTAACCGGCGCAACCGCCAGCCGGAAGCTGAGAGGATTTTGGAAATCAGGACGC